GTGATCTCGATGAAATCGCCCACGATCACGCCGTGCGAGGCGCTGAGGGTTGCGACCGCCGGGTTGGCGTTGGTGATGGCCGTGATCGTGAAGCCGGTGCCGTAGGTGCTGGCGATTGCGACTTGTGTGCCGGTTGCCAAGGTGATTGCCATGGTGATGCTCCTGGTTCAGAAAATTTCGCCAGCGTTGGCGGCTTGGGTGTAGAAGTCGACCTCGAAATTGATGCTGATGGCACCCACCGGGCGGTCGGTCTCGGAATTGATGTCAGCCGGGGCGGTGCCGGTGTAGCGCAGGTACAGCTGCTGGCCGTCGACGGTGAGCGCGGCGCCGAGCGCCTCTTCGACCTCTTCGCCGATCTGGTCAAGAGTGTCGGCCAGCCCGGTGGTGGCCTTGGCGATGGCCTGCACTTCGATGGAAACCGTGCGACGCAGCAGCAGCGCAGCGGTGACGCTCTCTGCCTGGGCGATGTCGCTCACGCTCAGCATGACGCAGGGCAGTTCCGCCGCCAGCAGCGGCCGGTCGTGCGCCACGTAGGCACGCACACCGGTGGTGGCCAGGCCGGTGATGGCTGCCAGCACGGCGGTGCGGACCTGGGTGCGGATGTGCGCCATGGTTATGCGCGCTCCAGCACCAGGGTGGTGACGCCAGTGCCATCTGCCTCGACGTTGGCTACCGAGTAGCTCACGGAGTTGACGGTCACGGTGTGCCCGCGCGCCACGGTGGACACTGCGGTCGTGGCCGCCGTCAGCGTGGGCGTGGTGCCAGCGCCTTGCAGCGCCTCGGCGTAGCCGTTGTCGAAGATGCAGTCGGCGGTGACGCCGTTGCTGAAGACGCACGCCTGCGCGAAACCGGTGACGGTGTCAAAAAATGGGCTGAGGTCTTCAACAAACATGACTACAGATGGGCGCTGTTAGACGCTTTTCTTCACGCCGGTCATGGTGACGGCGACGACTTGGGGGCCAGTGCCCACAGTGCCGAGATAGCGGATGTACCTGCGCACCTGTTTGCTTTGCACCACGACCTGCTGCACGCCAACCGTCGTGGTCTCGCCGGCAAAGCTGACTGCGGGCACGATGTCGGCGAACGCGGAGTTGTCCGCGCTGTCCTGGATCTTGCCGGCCAGGGTGCCGGTGCTGACGCCATGGTTCTGCGTGATGACGACCGGGCCTTCGTAGTCCAGCAGGTCGACACCCGTGCCGGTGGCGGCTGCGGTGTTGGCTGCGGACACTGCGGCGAGCAGCGACACGGTGGTGGCATTGCCGGGGAAGGTGAACTGACTCATGGTGCGACCTCGGAAGGTGGTGCCTCGGCAGCTGCTGCCGGTGCGGGTTTCTTGGCTTTGGCCGGCGGCGGCACGAAGGGGCCAACCTTGGCGGCGGCTGCCAGCTCGGTGTACTGCAGCCGGGTGAGCTGCACGGTGGCGCCAGGCTCGACGCGCTCGCCCTGCATGCAGATCGCACGCAGCACGGTGTATGGCTGCGGCAGGTCTGGGCTTTTGGCGGTGATGACTTGTGCCATGGTGGTGTTGGTGTGGTGCTGGCCTGCCTGTTCGCCCCACCCCGCGCCGCCCAAACTGGCGACGCGGGGGAGACGTTGCGGCGGGGGTTATCAGCTGATGCTGGTGGCCCGGCTGAACGCGGCAGCCTGACGGATGCCGATGTCCACCGACTGGATGGCGCGGATGCCGGTGATGGCCGTCGGGAAGGCGGCGTAGGGGTTGAGCGCAATCTCGAGCATCCCCCACTCCGCGACGACGACCTGGCTGAAGTCGCCAAAGATCATGGACGCTGCCGTGAGCTGCGTGCTGGTCGTGGCGCGGAAGCCTTCGATCGTGCCGTCGAGCACCGAGCCTTGCCACAGCGTGACGCTGTCGGTGGAGCTGATGCGCGCGCGGCCCTTGAGCAGGCCAGCCACCGCGGGCGTGGTGATGTAGGCGCAGCCGTCGACCAGGGCGTTGCCGGCGGCGAGGTCCGTCTGGAACTCGATGCAGTCAGCCAGGTCGAGCGAGCCGCCCGTGACCGAGCCGATGCCGGCCGTGACCGAGATGCCGCTGGGCTGGCCGGAGCTGCCAGAG